GGAGTTAGTTCTGTTTTATATTGCTGCAAATCTGAAGTGAATGTGAACTCGTTTGGAGTCCAATGTCCAGCCCACATGGCATTTACATATTCTTGTGCCCAAGGATAGCGATTAGGTTTGCGTGCAATTTGTTCGTCGAAAATAGTCATAAATGTTCCTCCCGTTGGTGTTATTGTGTGGAGAATAAATACATTATATAAAAAATAAATTTTATAAAAAAATTTTAGAAAATTTTCTCACAAATCAGCGTTTTCGCCATTTTGATTTTGGCGATTGCTGTTCCATTTACTCTTAAGTGTATTCTTCACGCTATTATCCGAATCCTGCATTGATGCTTGAATTGCAAGGGCTTCCTTTGACTTGGTGTCATATATGTCAATTTGACCAGTACTTGTATTCATGTTTGCATACAAAGTGATACCATCTGGTCCAAATCGATTCTTGATTACGTGACAGCGAGCAGTATGATTAGCCTTGTCGTTTGTATTTCTGCTCACGCTCATTACAAAGTCGGCGGTCATGATCTTGCGATATGAATCCGCGATGTTATGAGCCTGAACAACGTCTTCCTGACCTCCGCTTCGGTTTGTCTGTGATGCAGTCCAAACAGGAATCTGCAATTCTCCAGCAGCCTGACGAAGTTCTTCGTAGATTCCACCAGCTTCACTGTAGCTGTTACTGTTGCTATCCTTCTCAAGTGGACGTAGAATATCAGCATAATCAACAACCATTTCATCGATGCGAATGCTTTCAAGGGTTTGAATTCGTTCAATATGAAACTTCAGTGACTGGGCGCTGACTGTCTTTAGTGGAAAATATTTGACATACAACTTGCCGTCAATTTCCTTGATCTTCTTTTCAACGTCTGGCTGACGATGCTTGATTTGCTGAAAATCAATACCTGTGAAGCAGCAATCGTATCGCAGACCCACGTAATTTTCATTCAGTTCCAATGTGAAGTGTGCAATGTTTTTTCCGCTCTTCATTGCTCTTGCACCAAGGCTGCAAAGCAGCCACGACTTTCCAATTCCAGCGGGAGCCACGATTACTCCAAGTTCTCCCGGCCCAAGACCCCCGTCCATGAGACTATCGACGACTTCCCATCCAGTCGAAATCGTTTTGCGGCACATCTCTGTCATACGACCAGCCACATCTTTGTGGTAGTTATGTCCAAGATTGCGCTCCATTCCCGCTTTCATGGCCTTGTCCACAAGGCTCTTGATGCGTTCATATTCACCCGTCTTAAGAAAATCGACAGATTCCATAATCGCGTTCTTAAGCTTTTGATTCTTGCAGAATTCAAGAAATTGCTCACGTACAAATTGAAGATCCTTTTCGCTGATCTTCATATATACATGCTTAAGTTGGTCCGTGACAGAAGACTTGAAGTCTTCATTTTCAATGGTATCTACACGAATCTTAAACACTTGCATGGTTGGCAAGTCCTTGTAATCGGCGTGATAATTGATGATCTCCTTCAAAATCCATTGGTGGGCAGTATTTTCAAACGCCTCCACATCAATAATATCCACGACGCGCTCCAAAAAAGCCTTGTCGGTGAGAATTCCCGCGATGATTTTGACTTGAAATTCCAAGCCAAATTTATGTAAGTTATCAATGATTACTGGTGCCATAATTAAGTATTGAACACATTACTGTGCTCCTTTCATTTAGTCAATTGTTAAGTTTGTAAAAGAATTATTCCACCGCAAAAACAGACAATGGATAGAACACTTCCTGCAACCAAACATGAAAATTTGGGATACTGGTATGCATTCCGTATGTTGTAAGTTTCTGAATGAAATGGATTTTGTTGAACTTGTTGAGTTTTTCAACCTGTTCTTCAATCGATAATTGTAATATCCCAGCAAAATTTGGATTCTTCAATTGCATCAGTTCATAATTTCTACGAACAATGTTCTCGTGTTCAACAATATTGCTGTAAATTTTTTTCTCATTGATTCCGTCTTTTGCTCTGGATATGATACTTTCGACGGTTGTTTCGGTTGATTCCGTCAGCATAGGAAAACATTTCACCGCAGTTTTTAACCCTACACCTTTTACTCCATCAATATTGTCAGAGTCGTCGCCTTCAAGCATTCTGTAATATACAAAATTGGTAGGATGCACGCCATACTCATTGATCACATCTTGTACACCATATATCTTTTTCTTGATAGGACTCCAGATTTGGACTCTATCATTAATAAGCTGCATGAAATCTCTATCACCACTCATAATAGTGATGCGGCTATTCTTGAACATCTGTGTGGCAATATAAGCGATTGTATCGTCGGCTTCGATATAATCCACAGACACAATGCTTACAGGAAGTTCTTGTAGGAATGATACAAGTTTGCCCATTTGATCATACATTGCCTTTTGCTCTGTTTCTACATCGCTCATATCCTCGTATGCGCGATTCAGACGTTTTACAACTTTTCTTCCTTGTTTGTAATTTGGAAACAGCTTTCTGCGTCTTTCACTCCCACCCTTGCCGTCAAATACAATAATCACTCGGGTTGGGCGAAGCAACTTGATAGCATATCCAAGACTAGAAAGAAATCCAGATGTACCACCAACATGTTCTCCATTGTCGCTCAATGTTGGAACAATTGTCCAACAGCGAATGAAGTTATTTGTACCATCCACAACAAGCACATCACTGTTCTTATCTCTCTTTGTATTCAAAGGCGACGATGCGTGCTCTGCCTTGATCTGAGAGAAAATTGATGCGAATTTCTTTTTGGTTTCGTCTTGCATTTATATAAGAACCGTGTGGAGGTATTTCACTCCACACAGTCATTTTAGTCTTCTGCTCCTTCCGATGCGTCGTCATATTCAACGTCATCAGCCAGTTCAGAATTTGGAGCCTTATATTTCATAACGAAGTTTTCACACAACTTGTTATATAGATAATCTCTGCATTCTGGTCTATCCTTGAGCAGCTTCGGCAAGTCCTTCTTTTCAAACACAACTGTCTCTGGCTCTTTGCCTTCAACGGTCATGATGAACTGTAGGCTCTTTGCCTTCTTGTCTTCTTCCTTTTCATCTTCCATCTGCTTCTTTGTCTTCTTTTCTCCGGCAACCTTTACCTTCTTTGCATTGGTCACAATATCCCATTCAATGAGATGCTCCAACCAATTGCTGAAGTTGTCGATGCCTCGGTCAAAATAGATATCAAACTCTACAGAGCGCATGGGCGGACCCATACGATTCTTGACCACAGTGCACTTGGTACGAATACCAACTGTCTGCTTTTCGGCATTTTTGATTTGGTTCAACTGCTTGAGACGCAAACGCAATGATGCATGAAATGCAATTGCCTTTCCGCCGCTGGTTGTCCACGGATCGCCTAGTCCAACAAATCCCACCTTCTGACGAAGTTGGTTTGTGAAGCACAAGCAAATGCGCTGCTTGGCGATAAGACCTGTGATTTTGCGCATGGCCTTGCTGATCGCAATGGCTTTGCCAGTGGCAAATCCATCAGCGCCGTGATCGCTTGCCAGTTCTTTCTTTGTAGAAGCAGCGGCAACCGAATCAACCAGAATTGTAACCAAACGGTTCTTGTTGTTCTTGCGAACAAGTGTGACGATTTCTTCGACCTTATCAAAGACATCTTCAACCGTATCCACATTGATATATAGCATCTTTGGAACATCCACACCAATGGCGGTTAGGAAGTCCGTGGATACAGATGTTTCTGTGTCAATGAATACGGCAACACCGCCCTTGCGTTGCGTTTCCGCAAGCAAGTGAGCACCCATGAGACTCTTTCCAGATGCCTCAAGGCCAGTCAATTCCGTGATGCGACCAACAGGCAATCCGCCGTTGGGACGGTTTGCGATGGTTAGGTCAACGAGGCTGTTGCCAGTTGAAACCCAATCGGTGATCTGTGAAGGATCGTCTTCTGCATCAAGGAAAAAGGCGACTTTGCCATCGCTATTTTTGTTGATGGTATCGGCAATAGATTCGGCCAATTCATCTCTACCTGCTGTGATTTCGACTTCAACAGCTTTTTTCTTCTTTTCTTTTTCCATATTAGTATATTAAAGGTTAAAGGGTGTGCCATCGTATTATGATGGCACACGCCTACTTAATCAGGCTTAACTACCAATTCAATTCTTACGAATTGAAAAGATCATCAAACTCGCTTGCAATATCCTTCGCTGAAGAAGGAGTCTTTACTGCCGCTTTCGCGGTTGTGCTTTGGACTGGCTTTTGTGGAGCTTCTTCCGTTGTTTCTTCGGTTGTAACAGGAGCGGCTTCACCGTCTGGGTTTGCCTCTGATGCATTCAACCAAGTGTCCATAACAGCTGCCAGTTCATCGTATGTCAGTTCGGGGAAGAGTTCCGTGACGTTCTTTTGGTTCTTGACCTTCTCCTTGACATTGGCGTCATTCAGATCAAATGCAACACTGGTGTTGGGTTTGACACGAATGGTTGTTTCTGGGAAACTCTTACCCGTTTCCTCAGCAGTCTTGAACTCGACAGTGATGTCGCGTCCAGTCTTTAGATCGGTGATGTCACCGTAATCAGGGTCCGCGATGATCGCGAGAAGTTCCTGATAGACTTGCTTGCCCATGCCCCAGAACTTCACACCCTCTGCTTCTTGTCCACGAACAAGAACAGGAACGTATGTGCGCAATTTGGGCTCAAGTGCACGACCTTGCTTCCAATCATCCTTAGAACCGCTCTTCTTGAGTTTGTTGGCAAACTCAACAATGGGGTCAGGACGACCAAATGAAGACGGAGACAGATATGTCTTTCCGTTGATGTTATAATGGAAAAGCAATTCGATGAATGGATTTTCCGGATTGTGCGAGTAGGGAACGATTCTGATTGTCTGTTTTCCCTGCGGCTTCCAAAGACTTGTGGTCTTTGATGTGTTGCTCTTGAGCGAGTCAAGACGCGACTTAATTTTACTTAGATCTAATGGCATAATTTTTTATTCGTTAATGTTTAATGTTGTGTTGACCAATTTGAAAGTACTCAACTCGGTCAATGTTGAATACTATGAACTATTGAATGGCAATCGTCAATCTATAAGAAGTAATATACTCATTATTCAATCGTTAATTGGTCATTCGTTAATTCAGATATAACTATAACCCAAAATAACTTTTCGTCCAGATATATTAAGTAATCTGGTAAATTTTCATCAATCTTGTGGGCGTGATTTTTACTTTACCGTCTCTTGCAGTAATAAGACAATTGCGATAATTGTCCCAAGCAATCTGATGGGACGATGAAGCGATTCCATTGTTTTCCATCTTAATAAGTTCATTCAGCGCATTGATGCTATACAGAATATTGAATTCCTTCTTACGATGAACACTCATTGTGTTTGGATAAAATGCGCCGTTTCCCTTGGCTGCATTGAATGTGAGGAAAATATCGTCCTTGTTTGCTCCGCTTTGCAGTACATATATTTTTTTGTCTGCAATATTATAATATTGCGCCAATGATTCTATCTCGCTGAGATACAAATGCGTTTTTGAAAACGTACACAACAATTGTGTATTGTAATCAGGCATACCTCATCACGATTGTTGCATTTCTTTTTCCGCGAAGATTTTGTACTCTTCTCTGTCGTTGTTTCGTATAGGAACAACTTCTCCAGACAAACCGACAACGGCAACGGGATTACCTTCGGCATCACGATACTCCCCGTATGGTTCCGCCTTCCATCCTTTTTTGGTAGCAAATTTTTTGGAAACGTTTGCGTACTGAGGTGCTGGGGTTGTTATGACTGGTACATCTATGGCAGGTGCTGGAGCCGCGCCTGTTTGGTCGGCTTGCGCATTTTGCGTAGTAGCGGTTGTATCGGTTGGCTTCGAATACTTTGACTTGAATTTATTTCCTGAAAGATTCGCTATATATTTTTCCAAGTCATCATCTCTTGATGCATAGTCGGTGTCTTCCTGATCT